CCACTCATCTTTTCATTTGTTTTTGTATCTTGTTTTTTATGATAATCTTGATTAGGTTCGAAATATGGATCACCTTCAATCTGATCAACAGGTGGTACAACCATTGTGCTGGCTGTCATAAGTTTACGATAAATGATAGTATCCCACATTGACGTGGTGCCAAATGTGTCAGTGTAATTTACACCGGCTTTATAAGCTATCGTCATAACCAATGTGATAAGACCCATCTTATCTTCAATACGATCAACCAATTCAACATCACGGATATTATAGTCAATAAACTTTTGATGATCGTTTAGATACAACGTATGAAGATTGCTATGTTCTTCATATGACATTTTCTTTTCGCCAAGAACTACATTGGCAATATTATTAAGTGAATATGATTCTTGTGGTCCATAACTATAACCAAACTTCTTAAACATATCCATATAATCCAAACCTACGATACCGTAGATTTCATAAGCTTTTTGTTTCATTCCTTTGAAAGGAATAAATCTTTCATTAATAATTTTCCAAGGTGAAAGTAGTTTTTCTTGGCCTGAACCCATGACATTTGAAATACGATGTACGAGATAAGGAAGATCAAAGAACCTACTGTTCCAACCTGTTACAACATCTGGTGCATGTCGATTCCAATGAACTAAGAAATCACTTAGTAGTTCTATTTCATTTGCACACTTTTTATATACAACTCTGTTTTCCTGCATATAGCCTTGAGATACATCATAATCGCCAAGACCCCACACATAATATGTGTTATCAATATTGTTTTTAGTTGTGATTGAAATGACCGGATGAGCTGCTTGATCCGGATGTGGGAAACCATCATCAGATGCAACCTCAATATCAATTGTAGTTACATTGACTTTGTCTCTATCAAATTCTATTTCGTTTGGAAACTTTTCGGTAAGGAACTGATTAACATAATTAGTATTACCATACATCTTCTGGCCGCCTGGCAGTGCCTGAAGTTGTAGATGTTCTTTAGCAGTCCTCATGTCTGTAAAAGACTTAGGCTGTAAGAACTTACCATCAAGGCTTACGATATCGGTTTTAACACGAGCCGGCTCGTAAAGCGTTGGTTCAAAAGGGATTTTGTATTGTACCGGTTTACCGTTATCATATCCACGATAAAGTAGATTATTACCAAACCGATTTACACACGTATAAAATTGCAATTCATAAACTCCATAATAAAAATATATTATACCACACTTTGCTGAGAAAGTAAACAAAAAAATGCCGACTTACGCCGGCATCTTTCAATTAAAGCCAGTACCTATATTTGTACTGTGGGCTAGCGTGTCTTAACTCTTTCATACGAGTCTCAAGGTCTGCCATATCTATCGAACGTGATAGGTATGCTTCAGTTGCAGATTGTGACTTAAAAAAGTTAGACAGTTTCTGTAAGAAATTCAGCACTTTTGCCATTTGTTTTTTCCTCGTTTTTTCCAATATTGATTTTACGAGGACGCTTCTCCTCAGGAAGGATTACTTCAATATTGACAGTAAGAATCCCATCCGTCATATCAGCTCCAGTGACATCAGCGTACTCAGATAATCTGAACGATTTCATGAACTTTCGACCTGAGATGCCTTTGTGTACATAAGCATCTTGATTTCTACGAGGACCTCGCTCACCTTTGATTGTCAAAACATGATCTTTGACTTGAATGTCAATATCATCTTTTGCAAAACCAGCGATAGCTAGCTCAATGTCATATTTTCCATCCTCATGTTTAATTACATTATGAGGTGGGTATGAATCGTTTGCGTGATTTGTGATTTTTTCGAGTTCATCGAAGATGTGATCGAAACCTAAAAAAGCGTTCCTTGGGAACATAAAAGTACCAGTCATTTTTTTCCTCCTATAACTAGCAAGGGTTAATATTGAGCCCGGACCATCCGGCACTCAAAGTTATTTATACAAACTTATTTCCTAGTTTTACGTTTATTTCTAGTTTTTCTTTTTGCTGACCCAATTTTCCTCCGCCCTTTTGGCGGTCTGTTCTTTCTGGGCCATGGCATTAAACTTTACCGTTACCTATATTATACTTCGGTGAAAGATTCCATTGATCTTTATCCTTAAAAGATATAATCTTTATTTGTCTTAATGGTGCTTTATCTTCCGCTTGTTTTTCATCAATAAACGTGATAAGACCCCAATCAGATAAAAGTGTTGCAACTGTATTACGTCTTTGAACATCATTCACTGTAAGATTAGATGGCTTTCCATCCAATAGAAAAAGTTCTTTAAAATGCGTGATAAAGTAGCGACCTTGTTTGTGAAGTATATGACACGACTGATAAAGTGTGTTATCTTTACGTGATGCTACGCCAATTCTTGTTAGTGTTTCTCTTACTTTTAAGAAATCATCCGGTGTGTTAAGTGATACTTCCAGCATCATAGCCGGAGTCCACTCACAACTCTCATTATTTTCTTGTTCCACCTTTATACACCTTTGCTTTTAACTGTTCAATATTATCATCATTTAGTATTGTCAAAGCTTGGCGTGCTTTTTCGTTGCTATAACCATAATACTCTTTGACAACCTTAATGTTATCTTCTTCTTTAGCTTTCATCCATTTGCTAAATCTTTTCTTTTTTCTTATAGTATTTATAAAAAAATCAAATTGAAGACGATTATCAAGGTGTGCCCTTTGGTTCATCTCATTGGCAAGTAACACAGTATCGTAAAAATAGGATAGCCCGCGATTAACCATAAAAGCATTGTATTGCTTTTCTGATATATCGTCAACCATAATATCCTGTTTCGTGTCATTAATAGCACTTAAATATTGAAATGGATTCATTGTAATATATTTATAGTAGCCGCAACAATACTTTCAAATATTGTAGTGCCATCTACATCCCAGAATAAAAAAGTTAGTATTAAAAGAAACCAGGCAGATCTTATAATAAAGTTACCCATTACTTCCACTCCGTGCTTGCCATAATTTCAGTCATACACGCTACAACGTTTAATTCATGATCTGCAACGAATGCATTCTTATACTGATAGTCGGCAAGAATAAGAACTACCTGTGGAATAGACTTAGGTTGTATATTATCCATCATTGTGTCATAAATTTTACGAAAGATTACAGATGGTTCCAAGTCAATATTACTAGCTACCCATTTACGCATTTCCTTAAAGTTTTTATCTTTAAGAGAACTTACAAGTGAATTGAAACTTTCATCAGACATATTAGCCAAGACGCCTGTATCAATTGTGCCTGATACAGAATACCTTTGAAGCTCATTTATTACACGACGAAAATCAGGCCGATACTTCATGATAAGTTCAGCCAGTACTTTCTTGTCAAATGTAATATTTTCTTTAGTGAGAATATCTGATACCCGATTCATAAAATCGGCAAGTATCTCAGGTTGCTCATTCGGAGCAACGTAAAAATCATATACACTACACCTTGAGTGTAATGGTTCTATGATTCTGTTTTTAAAGTTACAGGTGAGGATAAACCTACAGTTTTGAGAAAACTCTTCGATAAATCCACGTAAAGCAGGTTGAGTTGATTGAGCATTTAAGTAATCTGCCTCATCAAGTATAACAACCTTATAACCACCCTGAAGGGAAACGGTTGACGCAAATTGTTTTATTTTAGTTCGAAGTGTATCAATATTGCCTTCTTCGGAACCATTCACAATGATATAATCGAGTTCAAGTTCATTACAAAGGGCTCTGGCAACTGTGGTCTTTCCAACACCTGCACTACCAGTAAACATCATATTTTGAAGTTCACCAGTTTCTTTGATGCTAACAAAAGTATCTTTCATACGTTTTGGAAGCACACATTCTTCTATTGTTCTTGGGCGATACTTTTCAACCCATAAAAAATCAGTCATTCACATTCTCCATAATATAATAATAAATCACTTTTGAAAGTTTAGTCGGTATGTCCTTCCATTCATTCGCCAAGTGATTGTTGAATGAGAGTAAACAGTATTTGTTTTCTCTCTGTATCGTGTTTCATATTGGCATACCCTTGCAGTACCGCTTTGTGCGTTACTTTTGTCATGCCCTATGATGCCGCCAAATAGTGCACCTATTTTAGCACCATCATCTTGACCGGTAAGTGCCTTTCCTATTAAACCACCTAGGATTGCACCACCTAAAGTATCACCAGTTTTATCACCGGAAATTACTTTATCTCTACACACCTGTACTTTATAAGGTTCTTGCATATAAACAGTTTTGTAGTGATCATGTACACTTGCGTTAAGATTTACATTATCTTGTGCATGTACTGGATGACAAGATGCAAGTAACAAACTTAATGCAATTAGTCTTTTCATTGTAGCGATTTCTCCGCGCTAAGAATTGATTGTTTGAAATAACTATTTATCATTTCGAGTCGATCGTTTGCAGCAGCTAGTTTATCTAATTCAGCAATAACTGCTTCTACAATATCGCTATGTTCTCCAATACCTGCCGGCATGGTTTGATATACTTGAATGTTCGCTTTATGAACTTCAATTTCGCCTTCGGCTTGTTTTTTAGCAGCCAATAGGATTGCTTCACCCGGTTTCATCATTATCCTCCAATGGTAGTTCAGGTTGTGTTTCTTCTGCAGGCTGTGCAGGCTTATTTGCTTTTACAAAAGCATCAATACGATTTCTAACACTGCCGACTGAAGCGAGTTCATCACCTTTAAATGCACCTCTTTGTGAACATGCATCAATGATTTGAATTACGGCTTCAAGATCGCCAACACCGATTTGTGTATTTTCTTCTGTCATATTATTCTCCATAAGTAGAATTTTTTTCAACCGCAATCCAATATTCAATCGGACGTGTTGTATGTTTAAAATGAGATATAAGTTTTGAAGACAGCGTGATCGCATAATCACCAGGAATGATCTTAAGATTTGGAATTGATAAAATCAATTTAAAATTTTCAGAAGGAACCTGGGAGGCTGCAACTTCAACATTATATTGGTTTGAGGTATTATCATTAGAATTTGTAACAGTGATTCTTACTCCAACATCACCATTACTGATAATCATATCGGATGCGCCAAGAGCACTTGACGCTTTCCTAATAGACGCTATTTCATCAGCGCTTAATACAAACTGGACCTCAGTGCTAGGCATTACTACAGGTTTTGATGGAGAAGTTAATGTAGTAGTGTCTGACAAAAAGTACTTAACAGATCGACTTCCTTGTTTGATGGAGACGGACAAGTTGTCGGCTGCAAAGTCAAGTTCAGGATCGTCAAACATGCTCATAGCACTGAGGAACTCGTTAAGGTCATATAGACCAAATTCATTATTGAAAGATTCTGCCACAGTGGCAGTGGCTAAACAAGTTTTTGTTTCTGCCATTGTTGAGATTGTTGAACCAGGCCTTACAACCAAGTTCGCATTTATTGTAGAGAAATTCTTTAAGATCTCACGTGTTTCATCATTTAGTTTCACTATTAGCTCCATTATATGTTGTATTATATTTATACGAGTAGTTTGTGGTAAAATCACATTCTGCTCGTTCTGGTTCAACTTTATTTTCTTGTTGATTTAGATCATGCTGATGCATTGCAATAAGTGCATAATGTAATATCTTCATTAGATCTTTTCGGTTTGCACCGTCTTTTTTACCATAACGCTGTGCATACTTTAAAACGTTACCTAGTGCGAAACCCATGCCGTGGCCACAGTCAATAATAAATTCTGTTGACTGAAATTTATTTTTTGAGTAATGACCTTCATAGGTAGCATCAATATATTGTTGGAGCTCTTCGATTAGAGCTCCTTCATTAAACTTATACATCGGCATTCTCCAATGCTTCATCCAATATGTCATCAATTACTGGATCAGGGTTAATATTTTCTTCAGTTGGTGTAACTGAAACATCAACTTTAGAGTAAAGATCAAGGAATGCTTCCTTGGTATCGTTATCAAATCTGTTTACACAGAGTTGAATTGCTTTCATTCTATCATCAAAGATAGAGAAAGTTTGAACAATGTGGCAAAGCCTACGAGTTGAGATCAACTCATCAATGCCGTCATCTTCAAAAGTTTTTCTGATTGTTTCAGACCACTGTGAAAGAAGTTCAGCAAACTGAAGATCAGATTTACCGAATTTTTCCATGTGCTTAAGCACAATCTTTTTCTCAATTGCAAGAGAAGGATAAGGTTGTTCAACTGTGATAGTGAACCTTTCAAGGAAAGCTTCATCAATGATTGAAGCTGCAATGAATCGACCATCGTCAGATCCTTTACCTTTTGTATTCGCAGTAGCGATTACGTTGAAACCAGGTGCTGGTGAAACCACTTCACCGGTTTTTTTGATAAGGATTGGCTTACCTTCAAGTACACCTTGAAGACACATGATTTTGTTTGATCCACGATCAAGCTCATCAATAAGAAGTAAAGCACCGGATTTCATAGCTTTGATAACCGGACCTTCGGCAAAAACTGTTTCGCCATTGACCAATCGGAAACCACCGATAAGATCATCTTCATCAGTTTCAGGTGTGATCTGAACTCTGATGTATGAGGTGTTTGTTCGAGCACATGCTTGCTCAACCATAAGAGTTTTACCATTACCGGAAAGACCAGTAATGTAAACTGGGTAAAACATACCGGAACGTACAATGTTCTCAATATCTTTGAAGTTTCCCCAAGGAACATAATATTGATCTTTAGCGGGAACAAAGATCTCGCTGTTTTGAATTGATTGAACAGAAGTTGGCATTGGCTTTTCTGTTGGAGTATCATCTTTCTGAATGAAAGGTAATACTACACTTGAAAGGTTATAAACACCACGCCTAACCTTTGGCATGGATTGTACAATGTTATATGCCTCTCTTCGAGGAATATCATTCTTATCGGCTATGGCGACAAGAGTCTTTGGAAAAAATTCAGTTTTTCCAGGGTTTTCTGCTACTAGCTTTTCAACTATAGCTTTTTGAGCAAAATTTAAATCCATAATATAATTCTCCATCAATTTTTATTTTATGTATACATTCTACCATATTTTGAGGGGAATGTAAACCGTTAATCTGCAGTTGACTGCATTTTTTTGCATTTTTATTGAATACTGTGACATTTTTATCACAATTCATTAGGCTACCGCCTCAGCAAATTTAGTTGCCATGATTCTGTTACCTTTCTTTGACTTTTGGAACTTTTTGAAAGCTCTGGTAATTTCAGCCTTTTTAGCAACTTTACTTACTGCAAAGTCTTCATTATCTGTATTTAAGGAAGCTTTATCTGATCTTAAGATAAAGTAGTCTCCGTAACCTTTTGTGTTTTTATAATGAAGGATTTTGTTCTTTAAGAATTCTTTTCTTAATTCTATAACTTCCATCCAAGGTAGTCTTCGATTGCCTTTTTCTGGAAGAGCATATTGAAAGTTATGTCTGCTACCTCGTGTAAGGAAGTAACCTACAGTGTTTTCACAATAGTTTTTGATATTTTCAAGAAGCACTTCAGTTTCTAATTTGTTAGTAGTATCAAGAAGTTTGTTATTTACGATGAACTTTCTTCCACCGTATCCACCAAGACTTTGTACTGAATCTGCATTTTGGCTTGCACCGTCTGTAAGGCATGTAAAGATAATTTTTTGAGCACCAGTTTCTTGTCTGAAATTTGCAAGAAGAGTTGGAATATAAGTAAGAACTGCATTCAATGGTGTCATACCTAATGATTCCAATTTAGTAAGTACTGTGCCAGAAGCATATCCACCTTTGGCATTGAATACCCAAGAAATTTTTGCATAAGCTCTGAATGCTTCATTGTATTCTACTTTATTCATTTTGCTGCTTAGCATATGAACTACATGAAGATCATCATGCTTAACATGCTGAATGGAAGGTGTTTTTAATTCTGAATTTTTTGATGTGAAGCTATATACATCAAATGGAATGTTTACTTTTTTACAGAATGCTGTAAGGCTAAGAACTTGCTTGATAACTGAACCAAGATCTTCATGCATTGAACCTGACCAATCAACTAATAGAACCATACCATGATTTTTAGCATCTGGCATAGATACAAATCTTTTGAAGATATCGTCATTATACTTATAGCTGTAAAGTTTGTTTACATCTAAAGAACCTGATCTTGAAGTTTGAGCTCGCTTTGATCTCCATGCTGCTTTCTTCAATTCAAATTCTTTTGCCATAATCTGTACAAATCTTTTGGTTTCACTTTCAAATGCATTGAAATGATTTTCTTCTTCTTTTCTCCAAACACCGAAAAAACCTTCTAGTTTTTTACGTTCTTCGGCTAGCTCTTTAAATGAAACTACTGATTCTTTCCACTGTTGATCTGTTAAGCCATATACGATATCCATTGGATTATCGTGCTTATCTCTTTCAACTAATTCTTTTTCTGATTGTCTTTGAGCTGTATCAGTAATTGACTTAAGCTTTTCTTCTTCTGTTTCACTATCGTTTGAACCAGCTACTCCGTCATCTTCCACTTCTGTTTTAGCATCATCAGTCTTTTCTGAGCTTGACTGGCTCTGTTCATCTTTTCTAGTGTCTCCATCTTCTTCTGAAGCTTGTGTTTCGCTATCAGCCTGTCCGCTCTCCTCAGAATCATTCTCGTCTGAGCTCGATTGACCTTCTTCATTATCAGATCCAGAAGTTTCTTGAGTATTCGTATCATCATTTTCTCCGTTATCATCATTAGATTGTGGTGCTGATTCAGAAGACATCATTTTTTGAGCAAAATCTTCAAGTGTTGGTTCAGGCTGAGGAGTATCTTTCTTTTCTTCAGTCTTAGCATATTCAACTAGTTTTTTGCAAACTGCCAAAACATCTTCCCATGTTTCAACTGCAAATGCTTCGTTAACTAAAACTTTTTCTTCAGCAGAAAATTCTACTTTAACAATATCTCTTAATTTAGCTTTGATATTTATTCTATCAATAAGTTTGAATTGATTAAATAAAATATCTACAATACCGCCAATCTTGAAAAAATCACGATTATGTAGATTTGTGTAACCTTTTTTAAATGAAAGAACTAAACCTGGGTAGCTACGCTGTACAAGCTTTTCAATTCTGATATCTTCAATAATATTTACGAATTGTCTTGGGCAACCAGGAATTTCTTGAGTTGCTGAATGCCAACCTTCTGGTGGTGTAAATAAAGCATGACCAACTTCATGACCTACGAGTAAATCGTAAAGGTTATCCATATCTTTCCAAACTGGAAGACCAAGTACTCGATTTTCTACATCAAAGTAAGCTGTTTCATAATTACCGTGCTGAACAGTAATACCTTCTTTGGCAAGTAATTTTGCTAAGGTGTTTTTTGCTGCTATATTTACCATATTTTTCTCCATTTAATATATACATTCTACCATGTTTTTCCGCAGATGTACACCATTAATCTGCAGTAAAATGCATTTTTTTCACTTTTTTCATTTATTGTGACAAAAATGTCACACTTTTGGAGTTCTATATGCCGGTTGATTGAAAGGGAATATCTCACCTATCACGGTGCCGATAAGTTCTGCTAGTTCCATATGTTCCTTTTGAGTACCATTTGCGCTTCTAAGTTCAATATAGTGAATCCAACTTCTTAATGTACCGTTTACATATAACCTACTTACAGTAAGTCCTTCCGGT